GGGCGCGATCGAGACGGTCACGAGCGGCGCGCTCGACCCGGGCAAGCGCACCACGCTGGTCAGCTGCACGGGGACCGTGGCCTACACCCTGGCCGACGGCACGATCGAGGGGCAGCGCAAGACGATCCGCGTGATCGTCGCGGCCTCGACGCCGGACGGCACGCTGACGCCGGCGACCTTCGCCGACGGGACCAGCATCGACCTCGACGCGGTGAACGAGGAGGTCGAGCTCGAGTACCACGCGAGTGGCGGGTGGCGCGTCGTTCACATCGCGGGCGCGACCATCACCTAGGCGCAGGCGGACAAGGAGACACGGACATGAGCGGAAAGTTCCTCGATGCGGAGAAGATCGCGGCGACCCTCGTCGGGTTCAACACGATCTTCAACGAGGCGCTCGCAAACATGGCGAGCCAAGCAGCGCTCTTCGCCAACGTCATCGCGACGACCAAGACCAGCGAGCAGTTCAACTGGCTCGGCGCGGTCCCGGCGTTCCAGAAGTGGATCGGCGAGCGGAAGATCACGAAGCTCCGCGCGGCGAACTACGTGATCGGGGTCGACAAGTACGCGACCGGACTGGAGGTCGATCAGGACGATCTCGACGATGACCAGCTCGGGATCTTCCTGCCGAAGATCCGGGACCTGGCCGGCAAGGTCGTGGAGCACGTCGATCTCATGATCATGGACTACATCGCCAGCGGCTTCTCGACGGCCAAGTACGGCGCCGGCTACGATGGCGTCGCCTTCTTCTCGGCGTCGCACAAGAACGGCGACGGGCCGACCCAGACCAACCTCGGCACGGCGACCCTCGACGACACGGGCGCCTTCGACACCGCGATGCAGAAGATGGCGGAGCTGGTGGACGAGAACGGTACGCCCCTGTCCATCACGCCGACGCACCTCGTCGTCGGGCCGAAGCTGTGGCGCACGGCGCTCGATCTGCTGAAGGCTCAGTTCGGGGCCAACGGCGCGAGCAACGTGCACTTCGGCGCAGTCGAGCCCGTCAAGTCGCCGCGCCTGGTCGGGTCCTACGCGGACTACTGGTTCCTGATGGATCTGGGCAAGAGCCTCAAGCCGATGATCCACCTCGTGCGGCGGCCGGTGCAGTTCCGCTCCGTCGTCGGCGCGGACTCGATCGAGAAGTTCCTGCGCGACAAGCTCTACTTCGGCGCGGACGCCCGCTACGGCTTCGGCTACGGGCTCTGGGAGCTGGTGTACGGCTCCAACGGCACGACCTAGCATCCAGGGGCCGCGCGCCCCTTCGCGAGCCCCTGGCGCAGCGCGGTGCGCCAGGTCGAGGACGAGATGGCCCCGACGCGAGCTCAAGCCCTGGAGGTCCGCACCCGCCGACATCGGCGCTTCCGGCGCGTGGGCATGTGGTTCGGGCCCGAGCCGGTGAGGGTCAGCACGATGGACCTGTCGCCGGCGCAGGTGGAGTTTCTCCTGGCGTCGGCAGAGCTGGACGTGCGCGAGCTCGAGGAGCCCGCGCCCCCGCCGGCGGTGACCGTGAGACCGGAGGACCTGGTCGATGGCGCGAGGGTGACGGTGCGGCCCGAGGACCTGGTCGAGGAGCCCGCGTCCCCGCCGGCGGGACGCGGTCGCAGGGGGAGGCGGTAGGTGCCCTACAGCGATCAGGCCGACCTCGAGCTCGCCGCCGGCGGCTCGGTGAAGCTGCGCGAGCTGACCGACCTGGAGAACGGCGGCGCGCTCGACCCGGCGGCCATGACCGCGGCGGTCGCAGCGGCGGATGCGCTGATCGATGCCTACGTGCCCAGGCGCTACAGGGTGCCGCTCGCGGCGCCGAGCGCGTTCGTAGTGCAGCTCTCGGCCGCCCTGGCGGTGTTCGAGTTGCGCAAGCGGCGCGGCATCATCACCGAGATCGACGTCGCCGAGCGCGATCGTCTGGACGCGCAGCTCAAGGACATCGCGCGCGGGCACCTGACGCTCGGCACCGACCCGGCGCCGCAGAAGAGCGGCCAGGTCGTGCCGCAGGTCCTCGAGCGCAGCGAGGACGAGGACGTCTCGCGCGACTCGCTCAAAGGATTTTGGTGATGGCGGGCCAGGTCGATCCCCTTCTGCTGACGGTCGAACTGGACCTGCGCGACGTGCTCGAGGGCATGGACGCGATGCGCCGGCGGGCGCTGGAGCTGCGGGAATTCTGGGAGGCCGTCAAGCCGATCGCGAAGGCGGATCTGGAACAGCACTTCGAGGATGCCGAGGGCCCGGATGGTCCTTGGGAGGGGCGAGCGGCGACGACCAAGGAGCGCCGGCCGCGACTGCGGCGCAAGCTGCTCGGCCGCCTGAAGACGGCGTGGCGGTCGGTGATCGGCGAGCACGCGCTCGTGCTCTACCCGGCGATCTTCTGGGCCGGGGTCCACGACCAGGGCGGCGAGGCGGGCCATGGAGCGCGCCTGCCGGCCCGCCCCTTCGCCTGGATCTCCGATGAGACCCAGGACGTCGTGAGGGACGCCCTCGGCGACTACATCGCGGAGGCGTGGTGACGGCGCTGCGGACCCGACTCGAGGACGGCGTGATCGCCGCTCTCACGCCGCTGAAGGCGCCGGCGCTCGGCGGGGCTCTCGGCGGCTACCTGCACACCCTCGCGGCCTACAACGGCGAGCTCGAGGGCCGCCAGTTCGAGGACGTCAAGGGCGCGTTGCGCCAGGGCGCCCCGGCGGTGCTCGTGTTCACGACCGATGGCGAGTACGATGCGATCGACATCCGACGGCGCAAGGCGACGGCACGGATCCGCGTCGAGCTGCTCGCCGTGTCGGCGAACTACCGCGGCCGGGAGGAGCGCACGCGCGGCGACGGCGGCGCGAACGACCCCGGGCTCTACCAGCTCGTCGAGGACGTCCGCAACCGCCTCCAGGGCAACGACCTCGACGTCGCCGGCGCCGGGCCGCTCACGCCCGTGAGCGAGAAGGTCCACGCCCAGCGACCCGACCTCTGCGTCTGGCGGCTCGCCTACAGCGTGGACGCCGACGCCTTCGCGCCGGAGCTCGACGTCGCCGACCCGGCCGTGACGCTGGTGCACGGCGACGTGATCCTCCCCGCGGCGGACAGCGACGTCGCGGACAGCGAGAGCGGGACGGGAGACGACCTGGCCTTCTCGGGCGGCGTGGTGACCCTGCACGACGCGGGCGCCAGCTTCGACCCGGAGCATGTCGGTCGGGTCCTGCGCCTCGCCGGGGCGACCACCGCCACGAACAACGGGAGTTTCCTCGTGGGGTCCGTGCCCGACGCGACGCACCTGACCTTCGCCAACGCCCTCGGCGCAACCGAGGCCTTCGCCGGCACGTGGAAGATCAAGCCGCTGCCGCTCGTGCAGGTGGAGAGCTGACATGACCAGGCTGGCCTGGGTCGTGGCGACCGAGCGCGGGCCGGTGTTCCGGCCTGGGCACGTGCGGCGCGAGATCGACCCGGAGACGGGTCGCGACCGGCACGCGATCTACGCGGACGCGCCGATCGAAGTGGATCTGCGAGGCGGCCCGCCCGGGCACGCCCGCTACTACCGCCGGCGGATCGCCGTCGGCGACCTGGTCGTCGTCGAGGCCCCGAACGCGGCCGGACGCGAGGAGTAAGGCATGTCGATCAAGACCTCCATCCCGAGCAACACCCGCAAGCCGGGGCGCTTCTTCGAATTCGATGTGACCTCGGCCGCCCGCGGCCTGGCGCCGATCGACCGCCGTGTGGCGCTCATCGGAGCCCGGCTCACGGCCGGAACGGTGGCGGCCGGGATCCCGACCGAGGTGTCCACGGAGACCGACGCGGACACCTACTGGGGCAAGGGCTCCGAGCTGGCGCTCATGTGCCGCGCGGCGATGAAGGCCGGCAAGAAGCTGGCGCGGAAGGGGAAGAAGCCGCCGGCGCTCTGGGCGCTCGCCCTGGCCGATCCGGCCGGCGTGAAGGCCGACTTCACCTTCACCGTGACGGGCCCGGCGACCGCCGCCGGCGATGTGGTCTTCCGGATCGCGGGCCGCACGCTGCGCGCCGGCGTGGCGAACGCGGCCTCGGCGACGGTGATCGCCGCGGCGATGAAGACGGCGGTCGACCAGATGCTGGCCGACTTGCCCGTGACGGGCGCGGCCGCGATAGGCGTCCTCACGGTGACGGCCAACAACGTCGGCGTGAACGGCAACGACATCGACTGCTCGGTGATGTCGGCGCCCGCCGGCGTGACCGTGGTGGCCGCTGCGGGGGTGGCCGGTACCGGCAGCTACGACACCACCGCCTCGCTCGACATCCTCGTGGACAAGCAGTACCACGCGGTCGCGATCGCGAACCACCTGTCGGCCGACGTGTCGGACCTGAAGGCGCACAACGACGCGGTCAACGCGCCGGGCGCCGGGATGTTCACGATCGCCTACCTCGCCGAGATCGGGACGGCGACGACCGCGAACGCCCTGGCGGTCGGCGCCAACCAGATGGACGTCGTGCTCGTGTCCGCCGAGGACTGCCCGAACCTCACCGGCGAGATCGCCGCCCAGGTCGCCGTGACGGTCGAGGGGCACGACGACCCGGCCGCGAACCTCGACGGCACGGAGCTGGACCTCTACCCGCCGCCGGCGGCGTCGGTGCCGACCGCGACCGAGATCGAGACGGCGATCGCCGCCGGCTCCCTCGTGCTCGGCGTGAACAACTCGCAAGACCAGATGACCATCGTCCGGGCGGTCACGACCAAGACGGCGATCAATTCCGTGCCCTTCTACAACGTGCTCGACCTGTCGAACCCGCGGAGTCTCTTCTACGTGGCGACGCAGGTGGACATCGCCTGGGCGATCGCCTTCGACGGGGCGAAGCAGAACGCGCGCACGCGACAGGCGTCGGTGGATGTGACGTACCGCGTGCTGAAGAAATGCGAGGATCTCGAGATCACCCATCACGTGGACGACCACAAGGGCGAGATCGTCGCCGAGACCGACCCCGTCGTACCGACCCGGATCAACGTGGCGGTCCCGGCGTCGGTGATCCAGAACCTGCACCAGATCGTGTCCGTCGTGACGCTGTTCGTCGAGGGCTAGGCGCCCGAGGAGTAGACCATGGCCCGCGAGATCGTTGACATCGCCCTCGTCTCCATCGACCACAGCGGGGGCCGCTACGAGCTGACGACGGTGCAGGAGATGACCGTCGGCAACCCAGACCCGAAGGCGCCGGTCAAGACGATGAACCGTCGCCGGCGCGCGATCGGCTACACCCGCGGCGTGCCGGACTTCTCCGTGGACCTCACGGTGGCCGTCGAGGTGGGGACGCCCGAGGTGGACTGGCGGGCGCTCAACCGTTCGGGCGAGCGCTTCGAGCTGGTCTACGAGGAGGCCGACGGCGGAAAGCGCTTCGCCCTCAAGGACTGCGTGGTCAACGAGATCTCGAAGCCCTTCTCGGAGGGCGGCGAGCACAAGCTGTCCGTCAAGATCACGGCGCTCGACGAGCTGGAGCTGTAGCCAGGGCCGATGTCGCGCGAGGCGGCCATCCAGGCGGCCCAAGCCGCGAGCCGGCTGGCGAAGCTGACCGGCGCGATCCCGCCTCGGGAGATCGAGCTGCCCGCGGGCGCCGGCAAGGCGCTGCTCGTGATCCTCGACGCCGAGTCGATCCAGGAGTGCATGGCGTCGGCGCTCCTGCGCTTCGAGGCGCTCAAGATCCCGCCCGGGCGCTGGGAGATGTACGTGGCCCAGCACCTGGAGGACGAGGTCTTCACCCAGTTGCTCGCGCGCGCCCTGCGGGTGCCCGGCAAGCCGGAGGAGTGTTTCGCCGTCGGGCGGACCCCGGAGGACCGGGCGCACGACGTGCGGGCGCACATGACCGTCGACCAGCGGACCGCGATCTACGAGCGCTACCGCGACTACGCAGTCGAGATGGATCCGACGCCCGAGGAGCTCGGGCCCGACGCGGTGGCGGCGATCGTCGAGCTGATAAAAAAAAAGGATCGAGCGGGCTTGTGCGCGCTCGGGTCGTCCACGCTGGCGAGCTACGCGCTTACTTCGGGCGGCCCGCCCGCGAGCTCCGCGACTGGGAGGTCCGAGAGTTCCTCCTCCTGAGGGAGGAGCCCGCGCCATCGAGAATCGCAGGAGAGGCGGTCGAGGCCTCGAGCAAGGTGATGAGGTACACGGGGCCGCGACAGAGACCGAGCCGATTCCGGGAGAGAGGGAGCTGAGCCCATGGCCCAGGGCACCCGCCTCTCCCAGGTCCGTCTCGGTGTCGATCCCCGGCCGCTCGACCGGGGTCTGGTCACGGCGCGCGGCAAGCTCCAGAAGTGGGGCGCGCAGGTCCGCGGTGATCTCAGTCGCGCGATGCGCGGGGCCTTCGGTGGTCTCACGAGCATCGCCGGATTCGCCGGCCTCGCTGGGATCTCCATCGCGGCAAAGCAGGTCGTCGAATTCGAGAAGCGGCTGACCCGGCTCGGCATCGCTGCCCGGCTGCCGACGGGAGAGATGGCGCTCCTCCGTCGGCAGATCATGGAGACGGCCGTCGCGATGGCCCAAGACCCCGACGAGCTGCTCCTCGGCATCGAGAAGTTCGTTTCCCTCACCGGCGACGTCGCAGGCGCGCGCGATGCGATGGCCAGCTTTGCGAAGGTGGCGACAGCGACCGGCTCCAGCGTCGAGGACATCACCACCTCCGCCGCCGCGATGTCGCAGAACCTGCACATCGCCGGCGGTGAGATGGAGCAGGCGTTCTCGATCCTCTTGACCCAGGGCAAGGAGGGCGCCGTCGAGCTGCGCGACATGGCGCAGCTCCTTGCCGGGCTCACGCCGCAGTTCGCCCAGTTCGGGAAAACCGGCACGGCGGGACTGGCCGACATGGGCGCGATGCTCCAGGTGATGCGGCGCGGCTTCGGCACCTCGAGCGAGGCGGCGACGGGCTTGCAGGCGCTGATGACAGCGGTGGCGAAGAACGCCGGGAAGATCCAGGGCGCCGGGATCAAGGTCTTCGACACCGGGCCGGGCGGCGTGAAGCGCATGCGCGAGCTCGACGACATCGTGTTCGCCTTGATCGAGAAGACGAAGGGCAACCCGCTGTTGCTCCAGAAGCTACTTGGCCGGCAGGAGGCCG